AAACAGCCACTAAAACCCCATGATCCCCTTTTATCAGTGTGTCTGAGTTAAAGGAAACTACATCATGATTTAGTTCTACCATGTCTTATACACATAATACCCTTATATAAACTTTAAGAAAAAAAAAGAGACTTTATGGACTCTAGTAGCCTATGACTAGAAACTCGAATATTTTTGAGTTAGTTGCTGAGCTAGTGTTTGCTAGTTCTGTCATTGCAGAACCTGCTGAGCCACCTACTTCTAAGATTTTAATCTTCTCGTTTGCTTTGTCATATACCACTTCTCTTAGTATATTGTTATACGTTGGTATTACAGCAACGAGTGTAGATATCCTGCCCTCTTTGAGGTCAGCAGACACTCCTCCTGTCGCATAGTTATCAGAAGCACCGAAGGTGACTTTGATAGCGTATACTCGCAGCTTTGATACTAATGCTGCTTGCCATGAGAGTGAGTGTTTTTCTCACGTTAGCGTTTGTCCAATCTGATGAACTGATTGTTAATGCCATTGATATTAGAAATATCTAAAGACTTATAAAGATTACTTCCACCAAGAGCCTAATAACTCAATTCCAGTAATGGTTTCTATTACTATAGAACCAAATAGGAATATGATTACTAAATCCCTCGCCTTTGCCAGTTTATCGGCATGATATAATTGTACCATAATTCGAGATATACTGTATGCTTATAAAGATTATCGCCACTTATCTCTCTTTCTGTCTTCACACTGAATACATTTCAAGATGCCTTTATGAAAGCCACATTCTTTACATTTTAATGAGAAAGATACAGCCTCATTCTTCCCAGTCCTTCTGAGCATAAATATTGCAACAGCTCCAATAATTCCCATAATAATAATGTATACTAACATTAATAAAGTTATATAACCTACTATTTATGTATTTTTATAAAAAAAAAATATTGATATAAACTTATTACAGTTTAATATCTCTAATTTTACCTTGAGACTTGAAATGTCTACAGACAGTTTCTCCCATAGTCCTGAATACGCCTTTCTCAACAAATGCATTGTTGACAAATGGATATGCTGGACTTCTGCGAGTTGCTTCGTAGTACTCTGTTGGAATAGCTATTTGGATTCCAATCCTTGGATAACCATATCCCTCTGCATCAGATGTATCAAATGCAAACAACCTACCAATTTCGGTAGCATCGCCTGAATCACTTGGAGCATCTTTGCTTGGAATGAATGGAATTCCATATATGGAATCTACATGAATGCCTACACCAGTACCCCTAAAGGTTTGAATACCATTTACGTCTACCTGAACGAGTGCCTCACCGTATGGGTTTGGAATACGAACAGATGGCATATATAGTCCTTGGATTTCTGAGTATACTTCATGTGAGCCTAGGAATACGTTTGGGTCTTTACCTGCTGCAATCCTAATCTTTCGTAAGAAAGCTCTTAGGGTGTCATCAGTTAAAACTCCATTTGTACCTATTGTACCACTTGCACTTTCTACTGTACAGTCGAATGCTGTACCACTATCTCTGTCTATCGTAGCGTTTGCTGCCCAAGGATCATAGTAGCCAGTAGTTGATGCACCTAGTGCATTTTCTTCTGCTCCTGATGAAACAATTCTGTCCAACGATTCAAAATCGGTTGTACCTGAATTTGTTCCAGATCCTGTTACAGTTCCTTCTACGTCTGCTAAAAGCATTCTGTTGAGGAATTCTTTGTGTTGTACTGCCATATACAATCGAAGTGAACCAAGTCCACCCCAAATGTCGTCTTTGCTGTGTGTAGCCAACCACTCCATAACTTCTGATGCTGAGAAAGGCAGTTGTGCTGTCTTTGGTCGAACATCAATTTCTTGTAGTGTTGGTTTTACGGTTTCAGCAATGTTTCCACCTTCTGCTGTACCACCTAAAGCAGTGTTGCCTTGGTTAGTATTCAGCACAGGTTTTGCAGTTATAACCCTCCATCCAGATTTATCCCAAGGATACTTGGGTAAAATGCCGAATGCGTTTGCTTCTAAGTTAAGCTGTGCCCATGCATATGCACCATAGATAGCGTTGAAAACGCCAACTGTTGATGTTGTTGCTGGAGCATCTGCTTTTCTTAACAGATTTCTATTGTAGCCATAGTACAAAGCCTCTAGTTCATCTATTGTTTTTATCTGGATCGCCATATTTACCACTGTGCTACCTCATCGTTAGATGGTTTGTAGTATTTGCCACTCAAGATTGATCTTGCAACTTGTGAAAGTCCTTCATAACCACCTGCTCTCGCATCTTTGAGAATAGGTGAAAAGTCTTGACCACCAGATTTCTCTAGTGTTTCAATTGCTGCATTTGGTCTTGGTGTCTCAGTACTAAATGTGTGTTCAGATTTCTGAACTAGTTGTGTCTTACCAACTGGCTTCTTTTGCATTTGCAGTTTTGCATCGTCATTTTCAGTTTCCTTTCCGTCATCATCCAGTCCGACTTGTTTGCCTTGTGGATAAGGATCTTCAGGAACTTTGACATCTGCTCCAACATCATTATCTGATCCTGCTGAACCTGCTGGGGTTAGAGGTAGATCTGTTGGTTTTTCAAGTGCTTTAATTCTTTTACTAAAGCTCTTTACAGAGTCAACGACTGCTTTCTGCGATTGTGCAATAGATTTCATTTGGTCAGCCAACGTATCAAACGTTGCTTTGACTGCGTCTTCGAAATGTGCTTTTTCTGTATCTTCTGAGTCTCTTTCTGGAGCTTCAGTCTCTTCAGATTCGGATTCGGTTTCTTCCTCGTCTTCCTCTTCTTCTACTGGAGCTTCAGTTTTAGAATCTTCTTCGTCTGCCATGTTACTGGATATTTAAACTTTTCTATCTTTATATATATTGTGATTTCTTTCTTTTTCTTGATACTGATCTAGGCATATATCTTAATCCACGCATTAGTTTGTCTAATTTCTCTGCCTTAACAGGTGTAATTAAGTGTGTCTCACCAGATCCCTGTCTAGCACCTGTACCGTTGCCATCGCCTAAACCTCTCTGACCCCACGCACCGAACTGGTTTTCTTCTGCTTTCTCCTTCTTCTCTGGTTTTTTCAACCCATGTTTTTTCCAGAATTTATCCCAATCAAATTTTTGTCCATGTGCCCTGTTAAAAAAGTCAAACTTGCTCTTCTTAGGCTTTGGTTTCTTCTTTTTAGGAACTTTCTTTACTGGTATATTTGCTATCTCTTCTCTCAGTTTTTCATGTATTTGTTTTCCCCTTCCTTTTCCTGCTATAACTTGCTTCTTATCTTTTTCAGTCTCAATTTTTGTTTGATTTAATGCTTCAATCCTCTTCATATTCTCTAGTACTGCTGGACTTAGATTTGCCAATAACCTCTTTGTTTCTTTTGAACCTTCTGTTTCCCCAGTCCTCTTCTTCGGCTTTTTCTTTTTATCATCACCGAACACTGGGAATGAATCGTTTGCCTTGATTGCGTCATCCTTCTTCTTTTTTTTCTTCTTTGGTTTCTTTGGTATGTTTCTTCCTGTGGCATCTCTATTTTGTGCTGTTAATGTTTCTTTACGTTCTGCTGGTGTCTTTATGTTTAATGCTGGTTTAGGAGTAATTTTTTTTCTTCTTGCGTAATTACGAGGATTTGTAAGTTCTGCTATCTTCCTGTTTAGTTTAGCAGCCTTATCATCGGCTGTTTCTATTTTTGCTCTTCCCTCTTCTACTACCTGTTTCTTTGGTTTTACAGGTGCAGTTACAACATCTCCACCAGCAGTACCAGCAGGTTCTTCTTTTCTTGGTGCTGATGGTTTTGTAAATGTAAGTCCTTTAAACCATTTCTTGCCACTGCCTCTCTTCTTCCCTTTCTTCTTCTTCTTTATTATATCTTCAAGTGCCTTTAGTTTTTTATCTAATGATGCCATACCTTCTCTAACTCTGTATTTATGACGCTTACTATCATGTTCGTGTACAGTTCTCGGTGGTAGTTTTCTTTTCTGTCTTTTAGCATCCCTTATGTTGCTTAGTCTCTTTGAATCTTTTACATGACCTGCTTCATCCAAGTCACCTATAAATAATTCTGGTCTATGTTTTTTCATGAGTTGTTTGTATGCTTTATCAAACATAGCCATAGCGTCTTCTATTCTCTTTTTTCTTTTTTTACCTGCTACTTTTTTACCATGTGCAGCAGTTTGAGATCGATTAAGTTTTTCTGGATCTACTATTCCATCTCCCCCCTCTTCTAGGTCAGAGATATATCTTACTTTCTCTCTATACTTTCTTCTTCTCAAGTCTGTCTGCTTATAAGGCTTAGGATTCAAAACTCTTTCATTTCTAGCTTTTCTTTGCTTCGGTGTCATAGTCTTCTTCTTAGGTTTATTCTTTTTATCTTCGTCATCTCCAAGTCTTGCGTCTGCATTGGGAACTTTATCATGCTCTACTGGCTTCTCATCACACTCACAGCCATCCTTGTCCTGCTTTGGCTGTGGCAGTCCTTGACCCTGCCAGTTAGCTCTTCCCAAGTCTTGGTTGTACATACCTACCTGCTGACCGTTTGCATTTGAATGATCACCATGCTGACAGTTGCAAGTCTCACCCTCGTCTGGTGAGGATACTGCCATTACTGCTTTATTAGCGTTATCTATTTTTCTTTCTCTCTTTACATGGTCTATCATAGCATGAACATCATCTGGTTTTCTGCCATGAATCTCATATACTTTGACATCATGTTCAACAGCAGCCAACTGCTCATTCTTTTGTTCCTTTGACATATTCTGAAATTCTGGGTTAGTATTTAATGCATCATGATGTGCATTTCTAAACGCCTCTATCATTTTCTCTGTTGGTATTTTTCTCTTCTTAAATATCTCATTAGTTCTACAATATATACATCCTTCTTCATCGTATAGTTTGTTAATTATTGCTTTCTTAGGTCTTCCTTTACCCCAACTTCGTAATTTTTTATTTTGTCCAGATCGTAATGCACTACGAAGATTGTGTATTTGTTCTTTATGTTCACCACCCTTAGCGTGTGTTGCATACATTTTTACCTCGTTTTCATGTGCTTTAGCACCCCTATTTGTAAAATTTCTGTGTAGCCATCTACTAAATGACTCTGGAGTTGGCGTATGCATTTCACCACAATCAATACAAGGTTCTTTATGAGCATCATCATATTTACAATATGGACATTCTTCTCCAAGTTCACCTGAGCCTACGTGCTCGATTTTAGTTACTGTAGTCGTATGTACCATCTCCTAGTTTTGCCTGCATAGTCCTAACTTTTTTACGTCTTGGTGGTGTTTGATTTCTAATTGCAAACCCTGCTCCCTGATTAGCCTGATTTGGATCTATCATAGCTCCTGAGCCAACTTTTTTAACTTTTTTTTTACCTTTTAGTTTATTGTATATTGTAGCGAATAATGATTTTCTTTTTCTTGGATCTGCTAAAGTCGCATCAGTTCCAATCAAAGATTCGTATGGTCGTCTAGCTCTCTGGTAATCTAATTTATCTTCTAATGTAGAAAACGGATATGTGTCTCCAAATCCCTCTCCAAATTCTTCGTTTGGTACAGTTACTCTTTTTGGATCAAGGCTTTGTGGTTTTGTGTAATGATAATCAGGTGAGTCTTGCTGTTCTTTTATTCCTCTCTCTCTTTCTCTGGTGCTTTGTGCTCCATGAGACTGACCTTTTGGCTCTTTCCTTTTTGCTGGAACATTACCTGTTGGTCGTTTGATATCTGCTGGTGCGTCTTTATCTAATATTCTAGCGAGTGGTAATATATTACCCTGATAAAGATTTAATATCTTATTCGTATCTACGAGTGATTTAAATGCTCTCCAACTTCTCTTGTTTCCTACTCCCTGAGATTGTTTCTTTCTCTTCTTTCTTTCCTTTACTTGCTTGCCTTTCTTTAATGAAGGTTTTTTCTTCTTTCCCTTCTTCCATGCATCAATACATGATCCCTCATGTGACAATTGACAGTCTTTGCATATTGATGTTTTCTTGCTATTCATTATTTTTATATGCTCATCAATATCTTCCTTTGCGTGTTCAAGTTTCTTTGGTAATCCACAATCTTTGCATATTACTGCTTTCTCTTTACTTTCTCCCACACCAATATTTTCATCTCCTGAAAGTGCTGCCATAAATTCCTTCATATGTTTACCTGTAAGATGGTCTGTTGCATCATCAAAATGTGTACCTTGAATATCATCACAGAAAGGACATTTTTCCTTATTGCCTATTGCTATAATTCCCTTTCTTAACTTGCCATGCTCTGCTGCTCCCACTATTCTCTTTGCGTTCTTTTCTGGTACGTTTGATTCTCTCATTACCTTTCTTGTTGCTGCCTCAAAGTTAGGCTCTCCTAGTACTGGCTTTGTAACGTAACATCCTGTATGATCACAATTCATGTTAGCCTTTGCTATTGGATTTATGTCTGTAATAACTGCTAATGGAACTGCTGGGTCTTTGCATACTGCCACCTCATAATGTTCTAATTTTGACAGTGAGTATGCTATAGATCCGTCTTTCATTCTCATTGGCTCTCTGTCTGTCTTTGTAGAGCCACCGAAACTTAACCCCTTGTACTCACCTGATTTAA